TAGGTGATCCTATTTTATCTAATGAGTGGGTATTGAAGGAAATATTTTAGTAGCCACCATATCCAGATCCAGAAGAGCTGCTAGAACTTGAACTAGAACTGCTAGAACTAGAGGAGGAACTAGAAGAAGAACTACTACTGGAACTCGAACTGGTCGAACTGGTCGAACTGGTTGATGAGTATGCTTGTTGGTTACTGACATCGCCTACGTTGGTAGTAGTAGTTGTTGCTGATGTTGTAGATGTAACTACACCCGCAGTCGCAGAGGTGGATGAAGGTCCGTTATCATATGATGATACCGCAGTGCTAGTTGCTGAGGATGCAACTGCACTCGCACTAGTATAACCTACAGCATCAAAGAATCTTGAAGCGATACTGAGAGGAGATTTCTTATTATTAACTTCATCTAATTCTGCATGAGGAGCGTACGCAACGAGAGTTTCAAACTCTTGAACCATTCTATCTACAATACCTGTAGTAGGAATCTTAATTAATCTTTTTAATTCATTTAGATACTGTTCATGTTCATAATTTGATACTGCATATAGTGAATCACTTTCACCCTTTGTCGTCCCATCAGGCATGACTGCTCTAAATGTTGAGTTTACTTCAATCCCTTCTTTTATAAAGACTACTCCGTTGTATAAAACTTCTTTTGTCTCATAGTGATGAGGTGCTTCTGCGTTACCATACTTATCAACTACCATAGTTTGCAAATCCGATTCATTCATTGGCCACTGAGAATAGAAATCAGTAATATTGTTAGTCAACAGCACAACCCAATCTAAAAATGGATCTCCTAATGCTGCTTCAGCAACCATCGCAGGAGTTTCACCATCTCTTAATGAATATGATTCAAAAAATGTTACATACTCTTCTAAATCTTCTCTTACTTTGATTCTACGAGATATATTTTTTGCCAAACGATATTTAAAAGGTTCATCATCTTTGACACCTTCGCCAACATATACATTTGGTAGAAAATTAAAATAAGCCATTAGTATCCGTTTATTATGTCTGCTTGGTTGAGGAGACGAATCTCAGTAAATTGTATCTGCATAACAACAGCAGGAACCTGAATCATAGTTCCATCAATTCTTTTCATTGAAGTATACTGATTGTCTGGTGTATAGTTAACAGAAAAACCTGAACAAACACATTTATCCATTTTATAATGTAGAGCTAAACTTTGATCTACATTTTGAGTTGCTGTAGGACCAGCGTATGATGTAGCACTATCAAATTCACCTGACCTTGGTCTCATTCTCATAAATGCTAGTTCATATTGATCAGGGATACCAAAGAATCTTTGATTAGAAAGAGTTGCTGAAGTACCAGTTATAGTTGTTTCTAAATCTTTCTCCTCCTCAGTCTCCTCCGTTCCTTTTGTCGTACCTGTTATACTTTTTCCTCCTATTTCTAATGATTGATCAGTTGCAATTGTAGGATGAAGACCAACTTTTAAATATGTAATTATTTTTTTAATCTCTTGCGCTTCTTTATAATTTCTTGCAAACATTTTAAAACTAAAGGAATGATTCCTAAAGTTCATCTGTTGAAATAACTGCTCAATGTATGGGTTGAATACTCTTCCACTCGTTAAACCTACTAAAGCATTAGTGCTTAAGTTACCACCCACACCTAGAAATCCAGATATAGCATTAGCACCTTGAGTAATTGCACTAGCAGCAAACTCTGGTAAAACAGCTTTCGCAGCATCTTGAATGGTCTGTGCTACACCTTCAAAAGAGTCATTATTCATTGCACTGATCGCTGCAGCACCACCAATACCTAAGTTTGTTTGATTGTAAACTGGTTGATATTGAGCATTGATTCCACCAGGAATGGCAAGGTAGCACATTGATTTGTGGTGACTTGTTTGTCCTGAGTTTCTAGGGAAATTATTTCCTCCATAATAATCTTTACCTCCGTCATTATATACTGTCTTACATCTACGAACTCTTAAGTAATCTGTTTTACCAGTTAAACCATCTACTGAGTCTCCATTAAAATCTTGATCCATTACAGGAGGTTGTAATGGATATCTAAGCGTAGTTTTTCCGTATTTGTTGTTATCGAGAAAGGTTGTTGCCAAGTTTTTGCCTAAATACTAACATGGTCTCTATCTATTTATGAGGTATCAAGGAAAATATCGACCAAGCTTTCCAAGAAAGTATAAAGGTGACCCCAATAATGTTATTTATAGATCATCTTGGGAGTATAAATTTATGAAATGGTGCGATGCAACTCGTACGGTGCAAGAGTGGGGCAGTGAAGAGATTATTATTCCCTATATTTCTCCTGTTGATGGTAAAAGACACAGATACTTCCCAGATTTCTATGTAAAGATAGAAGGCAGAAGGTATTTGGTTGAAGTAAAACCATTAAAACAGACAAAGGAACCTAAAACTCAGAAACGAATGACAAAACGTTATATTAATGAAGTTGTGACTTGGAGTGTCAATCAGGCAAAATGGAAAGCCGCATCTGAATTTTGTAAAGATCAAAACTGGGAATTTATGTTGATTACTGAAAAAGAACTTAAAGTATAATGGCAAACATTAACACAGAACAAGCACAGTATCCTTCTTATCAAGAGTTTTTAGCATTCTCAAAGAAAGAAGAAAATCATCCGAGTTATACTAACCTGTTCTCGGTTCATTTTGCTGCACCTAGGTTGTTACAAAGTAACCTAGGACCTTCAGTGGGAGGGAGTTCAACTAAGAATTTAAATCCAGATGGAGCTCAACTTCGCACTGTTTTAAATTATTATGCCAATTCTGTGAACCTTCCAAGTAAACAGATGACTTCAGGTTCATTCTTAAGTGTGGGATCAGCAATTAAGTATGCAACTGGAACAGCGTACAGTCAGATGAATATATCTTTTATTATGCCACGTTCACAATATACTAGAGCATTTTTTGAGGAGTGGACAATGAGAATTTCTGCTGATTCAAATCAATATGTAGAGTTTTACGATGATTATGTTTGCCCATCACTCAGAGTATACAAATGGGAGAGAGGTCAGGGAGATAACGTATATCAAGATGAGAAAATGATAAAAGCACTAAATGACAGTGGAGATCCATATTTTATTGCTAAAAAGTATAGAGTTACTGCAGTATGGGAGATGAGAAATGTATTTCCATTCAATATTGGATCAATTCAATTAAATAATGACTCAGCTAGAGCAATGACACTAACAATCGGGTTATTATATGAACGTTATCGCCTTACAGTTGCCGATGACTTTAACGATCCTGGTTCCTATCAATATCCTGATGGACCATTTACTAATAGTATCCCTCAACTTGATAGATATAATAGCGCAGTCTTCTAAAACGAAAATCAACTTTTAATTCCCAGAAAGGGGTAAAAAAATCCCCGCCAAAAATTTGACCCCTAGGGTTTTTGACTAAATAACTACACTGAATTGAAATCTATGGCATTACCTAAGTTAAACGTACCAAAGTACAAAATGAAACTACCGTCAGATGGTAGAACGGTGAATTACAGACCATTCCTCGTTAAAGAAGAGAAACTATTACTTCTCGCAACTCAAACTGGCGAACAAAGTCAACTGATTGATGCAATTAAGGAAATTATTAGTGCTTGCACTGATATTAAAGATCTTGATAAGTTAGCAACTTTTGATATTGAATTCCTTTTCTTACAGATTAGAACAAAATCTGTTGGTGAAAGTGTTAAAGTCTCTTTGACTTGCCCTGATGATAATGAAACTACAGTTGAGGTAAGTATCCCTCTTGATGAAATCAAAGTTAAAAAAACTAGAGGACATAAGACCGATCTTAAAATCTCAAATGAGGTTACAATTACTATGGGGTATCCGAGTTTAGATACTTTCGTTGCTATGAACTTTGTTGGAGATGAAGACAATGTAGGTGTTGATCAAGTATTTGAAATGGCAGGAAGTTGTATAAAAACAATTTCTGATCCAGAGCAGGTATATGACTGTCAAGACGTACCTAAAAAGGAGATACAAGACTTTTTTGAATCTATGGACACTAAACAGTTCACAATGATTCAAGATTTCTTTGAAACCATGCCGAAACTGACTCATACAGTTAAGGTTACGAATCCTAACACAAATGTTGAGAGTGATATAGTTCTAGAGGGGTTAGCTAGTTTTTTCGGATAGCCCTCATGCACATGGACTTGAAGACATATTATGAAAGCAATTTTGCTTTAATTCACCATCATAAGTGGAATCTTGAATATATTGATAATCTCATGCCATGGGAAAAGGAAATCTATTTTAATCTTCTAATCAGTTTCTTAAAAGAAGAAGAAAAACGTATGAAGGAGCAAAAAGCACAAGGTGGCTAAGATACAAGTCTACAAGTTTATTAATCCTGGAGTGGCATCTGTCAAAACTCCATCGATTGTTGCTGCAAGACAAACTATCCTTGCTCAAAATAGATTTGGTAAGACTTTAGAGGGCGTTGGAAATACAGTTGTTGATTTAGATAAAATTACTAACTTACGTTTAGGATTAGAACAGAAAACATTAAATGCGGAGAGAAAACAGAAACAAAGAGAAAGAGATGCAGAATCTGAAGAGTTAACTGAAAAGGGACTGTCAAATTACTTTAACAAGAAATCAAAAGAAGCAA